TCACCGGCATCTGGATGGTGTCGACATACTCCATGATGGTGATTTTTACATCCGCGGACAGCAGGGTGCCATCTCGGTGGAAGTATTCAAGGCTGCGGTCCAGGTTGGTTATCACCCAATGCCCAGGGATCGGCATTGTGCCCAGGACAAACTTCACCGCTTCCCGCTGTTTCATCGTTGAGGTCAGGCGGTCCATCATCTTGGTGGGGTTCACGCCCAGGAATGCGCTCAGCTTGATTTCAAAGGTTATCTTGTCCGGGTTATCGCCCACATACTCCAACATATCCGTCTGGTTATGCCTGGTATGCTCGGCGTAACGGGCAGTAGAATCCCACTCAATCCCGCTGATCAGCACACTCTCGTTCACATTCGTGTAGAAGGGAATGCTCCCCAGGCTGCCGATCATCATGGAATCACCCCCAGTATGTAGCCATCGGTACTAAAGCCAGGGGTATACACGACAAGCACGTTGTCGTTCACCTTCGGCATCCAATAGCGGTAGGTCACGGTATGGTTATGGCTCTGGCTGTTCGATACAGCAAAACGGGTATTAGGATGTTGCAGCACAGGCAGCCATCCTGATACCAACTTGTTGAACTGCGGATAGTACACCTTCGCCCGCAGTCGCTCGTTGTCCACGGTGGACACTACGCCCACTCGGACCAGGTTTTTATAGTCCCTCATGGGCGCTCCTTTCACATCACTGTGCGCAGCTCGATATCGGTTTTATATCCTCCGCTGGACACATCATGGACTGTGCGCCGGATGATGTAGCGCCCGTTAAAAGCGCCCCATCCGGCCAGGTCAATGGCTTCGCTCGCCACCAGGGTTGGATTTCCGGGCAGCGTGAACTTCCCGGTTTTCTCAAACTTGTTTCTCGCTCGCAGGAGCTTGTCTGCAAGCACCCGGGCATCGGTAGCGGAATGCACCTGCTGATTTGTGATGATCAGCCCCCGGTTGTCGCCTTCCTCCTTGAAGTCCTTGCTCTTTGCCTCGCCCTCAATCAGGCGGCCGGCCACCGGGCTCATGTATCGAACAATGCAATGCGTGTAGTCCACCTGGCTCTGCGAACTGCGCAAATCCCAGCGGGTATAGCTCCCGTCACCCTTTGTGATGGTCGCCACGCTTCTAAGCTGCTCGTATTTCGCCTGGTCGAAGATAATTACCCGGCCATGCGATATCTTGAGCGAATACCCGGCGTCCAGGCACAGGCGCTTGAGGAAGGCTATGTCGGTCTGCTCGTTCTGTTCTTTCCGGGTGAAAAGCGGGTCATAGGCGCTGTCAAAGATAAAGCCCAGCCCGGAACGGTTGGCAATCTCTTTGCCCACGCCGGACAGCTTGTAGTTCTCCCAGCTCTGGCTGCGCTCGGTGGAACGAATGCCGTTCTTGTCCGGGAGCGCAGAAGCCTTAATCGTAATGCGGGCTGGCGGGCCGGATGCGCTGATCGAGTCAAGCGCAAACTTCCCACAGTCCAGTTTCAGGGTTTCGTTCGGTTTCGCCCAATGCTCGCAAATGATACTGGCGGTGATAGCTAAGCCCTTGGTCTTGCCTACCTCCGTGTTCAGTTGTGCTATGAGCGCATCATCCAGCCAGGCGTTCATCCACCGCCCGTCACGGTCATGCAAGGTTATCTGCAAATCATCTGCTTCATCTTCCTCGCTGTCGGTATAGCGCAGGCTGATCAGGTCTTTGCTGATTTCCTTGCTAACGTCAATCCCGTCAAATGCAAGCTGTACCCTTGCTCGCCTCGCAGGAGCCATTTTAGAGCCCCTGACGCCAGGGCGGTAGTACGCCCATGGCAGACTGTTCAAGCGTCAAATCGGGCAGTTGCAACTCGATTCCAGACGGGAAAATGTAGTAGTCCAGGTATTGCGGGTTCTCGGCCATCAATTTGCTCATGTGCGCCGTGTCACCAAGCTGCTGATGGGCAATCAAATCCCACTTGTCGCCCTGGACAGTCGTATACACATTAGCCATTGTCATAGCTCCTTCTTCGCTCGTCGATCCCGGCTTCATTCACGATATCCAGGACAAGCTCTCGCAAGCCGTCGTTGTGCTCGGCCAGGGTGTCACGCACAGCCTGGGGGCTGGCGTTCCCGGTGATGTTGTACACAGGCGCAAGCTCAAGCTGGATGATAGTGCCTGTGCTGGCGGCTTCGGAACTCACCGCCTGGGTCGGCTGCTCGGTGCGCAGGAATATCCGGCCATCACGCTCGAAAGCCATCGGGCCCAGGGCGCTCACCAGGTCGATATCCCGGTAGGCATCCACGCCAGCCTGCGCCATTTCGTTCATGGCCTGAGCATAGCGTTCCTGGTTCCTTTCAGCGCCTACCACCAGGCCCATCACGCCGTACTCGCTGATTTCCTCCATCACCTTGGATGGGCTTTCAATCTTCAATTTGGCGTTGATCGCGTCGATGGCCGCCTGTGCGATCTTGGCGTATGCAGCTGTCACTTGGGGTAGCATCCCCTCAGCGCCCTTTATCATGCCCTGGATGGTTTCCCGGCCTGACGCAGCGGCTTCGGAATGCAGGTTCATTTCGTTTACTTTGTTGACAAGGTCCTGCTGCAATTCGTCCATCTTGGCCGTGAAGTCGGTTTCCATCTCAGCCACGGTGGACGCAAAGGCATCCTTGCCCTCGCTCACCTTCTCGAATGCGGTGTTGATTTCGCTGATCTTCTCGGCGCTGCTGTCCACGATGGTTTGCAGGTGAGTAGCGCTTTCCACGCTACCATCCGACAACTGCGATACAAGCTCCTGGGCGACGCCCATTTCCTTGGCTTTTTGCAGGTTCGCATTGTAGGTGTCCAGATAGGCGGCCTGCTCCTGCAAGCTCGCAAGCATCTGGTCGGCGCTCTTTACATCCTCGGAATCAACCTTTTTCAGGTCCTCGAACAGTTTGAGCTGTCCGCTGATGCTCGAATGGGCGCTATTGTACGCCTTATCGTAGGCTTCGGCCAGCTTGTCGATTTCTTCCTTGGTCGCTTGGGCGGCTTCCTCAATCGCCAGGGCTTGAGCGGCTGCATCCATCATGCCATCACTCACGCCCTCGGTAGCGGTAGCTGCTTCCTCGGTTCTATGCCTGATTTCCTCCATGATGTCAGACACGATTTGAGCGCCGTTCTCATAATTTCCGAAGGTTTCAGTCAGCATGGTTTCGTACTGCTCAAGCGTGATGCCGCCGATCATGAAGCCATCCACCAGGTTTTGCAGGAAACCTTCTTGCGCCTTCTGGGCTTCATTCACTTCGCCCTGATACTGGCTGACGGTTTCATTCGCATCGTTCCAACTCTTTGCGATCTTTGCGGAATCCGGGGACAGCCGATCAAGGATAACCAGCGCATTTGCCAGGTTGCCCTGGAACGAATGCGTTTCGCCAGTCAACGAAGAAACAAGAAGCTCCACTTCCTGGACAGCGTTCTTTTCCCACGCAATCGCCTTCTCGGTTTCGGCGAAGTCCGATCTTCTAACAGCAATGATGCTGTCAACCAAATCTCGGGCTTTCTGAGCTGCCGCTTCATAGCCACCGCTCACGATTTGCTCTACTTGCGCCTGTTTCTCTTTCGCAGCAGCCAGGTTTACACTCGCTTCCTGCTCCTGCTTGATTGCATCGGTGTACGCCCTGCTCTGCTTAGTCAGGTTCGTGTAGGCAGCCGCCCTGGCTTCCTCACGCTGCATGGCTACAAGGGTTTCCAAAGATCCAACCTGACGGTCAAAGGCTTCGGTTTCGTTGTCGGTTGCAGTTATCAATCCACCGGAACGCTGCACCAGCATGTTCTTGACTTCGGCCAGACGCTCCTGCTTGGATGCTAATTCCTCGGAGGATAGGGTTCCGCTGTCAATCTCGCTTCGCAGTTGCTTGTATTCCTCGATCAGCTCAAGGGTTTCATTGTGTCCGGCAATCGTCTGCATGAGCTCGTCAAACTTCTCGTCTAACTTCTCAAAGGATTCCCGGTTGTTGTCTATGTGCGATTTCAGCAGCACAAAAGCGCCGCCTACCACGGCCAACGCTCCGATTGCTGCTATCACCCAGCCAACGCCCGGTATCGCAGCGGTGAACAACGCCATAGCCGCCGTTCCCAGTTTGACAACAGCGGTGTATGCGGCTATTGCACCCATGCCAATCACCAGGATTGTGCCCATTGTCAGGATCGCCCGGGTCAGCTCGGGGTTCTTGTCCATCCAGGCGTTTATCTCGGTAACAACATTCGTGAAGGCTTCTGCCACGCCACCGATGATCGGCGTCAGGTGTTCGCCCAGGGTGGTTTTTAGGTTTTCAAAGGCGTTTCTCGCCATTGTAATCTTGCTCTCGGTAGTACCGTAGCGCTTGTCGGCTTCCTCTTGCAAGGCGGTGTTCTCACGCCAGGCGGTGTTTGAGGTTTCGATTGCCCGGTTCATCAGGTCGCCAGAGTTTGCCAGGGACAACATCATCCGCTGCATGCGAATCTCGGTGATGCCCAATTCCTCAAGAATTACCGTTGCGGACTTGCCGTGCCGCTCGGTATCGTTGAGCCCCGTGATGAACAGCGCCAACGCTCCTGCGGCGTCCTCGCCCCAGGCCTTGGCAAAGTCACGCCCGGTCATGCCTGCTATCCGGCCGAAGTCCTGCAAACCGTTTCCGGTCTTGACAGCCTTATCAAGCTGGGTGATAAGCCTGGATGCAGAGGACGATCCCGCCTGGGCCTCGATGCCCAGGGAGCTGATCGCCGCAGACAAGCCCAGGATATCAGGCTCACTCATGCCCGCCAGGTTTGCGCTCGCCGCCATGCCCTTGGACATATCCAGGATTTTCTGCTCGGTTGTGGCGTGCTTGTTGCCCAGGTCAACCACGGCCGATGCAAGGCGCTGGTAATGCGCCGGGTCCATCTGCGTTATGTTCGCAAACTGGGCCAGCATCGTGGCGCCTTCCTGGGCGGTCATGGTCGTGGCGGTAGACAACTTCGCCATAACGTCTGTAAAGTCGGTGATGTTCGCTTTCGCAATACCCAGCTGGCCTGCGGTTTCCGCTATGCCCGCTAACTCGTTCGCAGCCACGGGGATGATCGTACTCATGCGCTGGAACTCGTCACCCATGGCTTGCAACTCGGCCTTGGTTAAGTCGGTGGTCTTGTCCACGCCAGCCATAGCGCTTTCAAAGGCGATTGCCGCTTCTGCGCTTGCCTTCAAGCCATCGTAAAACTGCTTAAGCAGGACGGTCACGCCCAGCGCCACCATCATGCTTTGCAGGGTCGTTACGGCTTTAGTCAGGTTGGCGTCCATTTCCTGGGTCGCCTTCGCTGCTTCCTCCTGGCTCGTCTTGAGCTCGTCAATCTCGGAATCCAGGCGCTTGCTCTCGCCAGCCAGGTTGCGGGTATTCACGCCCGCTTTCTCAAGCGAAGTGCCCATCTGATCCAGCTTGGTTGTCTGCTGTTCCAGGGATGAACTGGTACGATCGATTTGGTTCTGCTTTGCGATCAGCTGGTTCTTCATGCTCGCAGAGCTGTTGCTAGTTTCCTGCATTTCCTTCTGGATGTTGGCATACTGCTGCTTGAGCATATCCAGGCGTCTGCGGGTGTTCTCAACAGCCGCTTGCTGCTTCTGGTATGAGGATATATCCGCTTGTGTGCGGTTCAGCTTGTTAATCTCGGTCTGCAAGCCCTGTACAGGGTTCCTTGCGTTAGAAAAAGTGCTGCTGTACGATGAGCCCAATTCAGCATTGAGCTTGAAAAGCATAGAATACTCTTTCATCCCCGCCACGAGCTCACCTCCCCTTCCTTAATCGTTCGTTTTCCTCTCGGATCAGGTCGTTGCTATCCCTAATCCATGCAGCCAGTGAGCGCAAGGTCAAGGACAGCCAGTAATCAACTGGCGTCCTGTTGTTCCTTGCCATCAGCAGGCATTGGCGTCTGATCCAATGCCCACCATCACTTATGACTGCTCCACACCCAGCAAAAAACGCCTTGCGGCCCCCCGGATGTGGTTGAAGTCACGCAGGCTCATGTGATTAAAGGCGTCAACGCCGATATCGTCTGTGCAAGCCCTGGAAGCCATAGCCGCCAGGTAGTCGCCGTTGAACTCCGGGACAATCACGGTGCGGCCCTTGCTCGCCAGCTCTCGCTCGATTTTCAGGGTGTCCTCGCCAGTCAGCCCCTCGAAGTCGAAGGTCAGGCTGACATACTCCTGTCCGTTGTAGGAAAACGGGCGCTTAAAGGTATGCGTGTACACGCCCTCGGCGTCCTGTGCGTCCTGCTTTGCCAGCTCAAGCTCCTGCTCGTCCAATACTGTCACCTTAGCCTTTTCCATGGGCACTCCTTTCAAAGAAAAACAAAACGCCCGGGGCTTTCTTTCCTCGGGCGCTTGTGATGGTCATGGGCTTACTTGCCCAGGGCGGCCCGGACTTCCTTCATGTAGTCCACGCCATTGATTTTGCAGATGTAGTTATAGGGGTCGATTTCCCACAGCTGCTTCTTGCCCTTGTAGGCAGCGTAGTAGTACACCGCATACTCGCCGGAAGCGTCAGCGGGGGATGCCTGGGCAATGCTGCCCACAGTCAGGCCCTTGGGGATAACCACCAGGACAAACTTGTCTGCGACAACATGGCTCCTTGCGCCCACGGTGTCCCACTGCTGCTCGGCCACACGCAAGTCAATATTGTGCTTGACAGGCGTAGCCAGGTTCACAGCAGAATCCGTGGCGCTGATGAAGTCAAGCCCCAGGGTCATAGCGTCCACCATGCCCTTGAGCACGGCTTCCACATTCCCCGCCACGCCAGCACCGCTGATGGTCTGGGTGAGGAACTTGATATCGGGCATCGTCACCTTGGCAACGCCCAGCAGGTCGCGGCTGTTCTCATACACCGTAAAGTCGATGTAGGCTTCGGTCCTTCTCATTTTATCCTCCTCTTACTGGAACGCCGCTTCCAGGTACGATACATCGTACTCAAGCGTGAAGTTGATTTCCTGTGCGGGGCTGGGCGGCGTGATGAACACATGGAACTTGACAATGCCCTGCATCAGGTTGGTAACGGGGTTCTCGTCCTCAAGCATCTCGATGCGCCCGCCCAGGATGTAGCCGCTCCCGGTCAGGCCGTTCAGCCAGATGTTGAGCATGTCCACGATGTTGTCCACGATGCGCCTGTTCATGGGCATGTCCACATAGCTCCAGCACGTCTGGATGGTGGTATTGCGCACCCAGTCGAACATCCGGCTGATGCAGATGAAGATATCCTTCACATCGTTTGCGCCGGGGTAGCAGGCGGTGTAGTTGCCCCAGGCCTTCCAGCCGCCCATGAAGTTGAGCGCTGTCAGGACGCCCTGGGTGTTCAGGGTGTTCGCCTGGTCCAGGGTCAGGTTCACTTCGTTGCCTTCGCCAGTCACCAGGCCATCAGCCAGGAGCGTCTTGTTGCTCGGGCTCACATAAGGAGCGCCGAAATTGACGTCGGTGACAGCCATCAACGCAGCCAGGTGCGTAGAGAAGTGATAGGTCTTGCCGCCGAAGGTCACCTTGGGCCAGCACAGGATTTGGTTCTCGTCGGTCAGGCTGTTGCTGTTCTTGTAGTCCAGCACTTCGCCGTATTCCTTGGCACCAGACGCATCACTCGGAATGTCGATGATTGCCTTGGAAGCGAACATGCCGTTGATAGCGCCAGCCTTGGCAGCCATCACAGCAGCCACGGCCTTGTCCTCGGAATACTTGGGCGCAACAATCAGGTCAGGGATCAGCCCCAGCATGGTGGCGCACAGCTCGATGGACTCCATGCCCATAGCCACGCTGCCAGCCGTGATTGCTTCCGGG